CAAGCTTGGTGGTCAATTAGATCAAGGTTTTATAAGACGTTTAAAAACATCACTGAAGGTATTCTTTACCCTGTTGATGAACTCATTAGCCTTGACAGTGAAATGATTTTGCTGCATCAACTTATGAAGGAATTAGCGCAACCAACGCGCGGCGAAAATGGATCATTGCGAACAATCGTGAACAAAAAACCGGCTGGAATGAAATCACCAAACCTTGCTGATGCCGGAATTATGATGTTCTTTCCAATTGAGGATAATACGGGCCATGCGGTTTCAGGGAATTACGGCGCTTAATACTTTCATTGAACGTCCTGTTGCGTTTGAAAATGAACATGTTGATAAACGTTCGCCCGATAGCGCGGCGATGGTTGATTATTGGGATAAAACAGATGCAATCATGGGTGGTATCAAAACCATGCGTGATGCTAAAAAGAAGTTTTTGCCAAAATTCCCGAAAGAAGATCAAGTTGATTATGATTTTCGGCTTGAAGCTACAAAATTCACAAACATTTACCGCGACATTGTTGAAGCACTTTCAGCAAAACCATTTGAAGAACCGGTTTCAATTGCTGATGGTGATGCGGTCAACCAGGTTTTTACCGATTTTATTGAAGATGTTGACGGTGATGGAAATCATCTTTCAATTTTTGCAAGTGAAACGTTTTTCAACGGGATTGCACATGCGATTGATTGGATTTTAATTGATTATCCAACTGTTGATAAAAGCAAAGTCAAAACCCGCGCCGATCAAAAGAAAGCGGGCGTTCGCCCGTTCTGGTCGCATATATTGGGGCGCAACGTTCTAACCGCTGAAACCAGGACAATGAACGGTGAACGAATTATTACGTTGATCCGAATTCTTGAACCTGGTGCTATTGTTAAAATTCGTGAATTCAAACGCGATGATAACGGTACTGTTACCTGGACGGTTTACAAGAAACTTGTTGCTGGAACATCTGGAAAAACAGAATGGATTGTTGAAGGTTCTGGTGTTCTAACAATTAACGTTATTCCAATGGTTCCGTTTGCAACAGGGCGGCGCGATGGTTCCGGTTATCGTTACCTTCCATCAATGCAAGATGCGGCTGATCTTCAAATTGAACTTTACCAACAAGAAAGCGCATTGAAATTTGCGAAAATTCTTGCGGCTTATCCAATGCTTTCAGGCAATGGTGTGAAGCCGGAAAAGGATGAAAACGGTAATATCAAACAAATTTCTGTCGGCCCGACAAAGGTTTTATATGCGCCGCCTGATGGTGCTGGTAATTCCGGTTCCTGGTCATATGTTGAACCCGCTGCAACATCGCTCACATTCCTTGCTGGTGACATTAAAGAAACCAAGCAAGATTTGCGTGAATTGGGGCGGCAACCCTTGACCGCACAAACAAACACAACTGTTATCAATTCGGCAATGGCGGCAAGCAAAGCGAAAAGCGCGGTTGGTGCATGGGCGATTGGTTTGAAAGATGCGCTTGAAAACGCAATGAAGATCACCGCGCTTTGGTTGAATCTTGACGGGCAAGAACCAGATGTGAACGTTTACACCGAGTTTGATAATTTCCTTGATGGTGATGGTGGTCTTGAACACTTGCGTTCATTGCGTGAAAATGGCGATCTTTCACAGAAAACACTTCACGCTGAAACAAAGCGGCGCGGCGTTCTTTCATCTGAATTCACGCATGATGATGAAATAGAGAATATCTTGGCTGAAATTCCTGGGGATGATTTCGGTGAAGATGACGATAACAACCCCGATGACGACAATCCCTAAATGAACCTTAATTGCCTGGTATCGGATGATCAAGGCGCAACGGTTGGATGACCGAAAGGAACTATGAGATGAAAAAGAACCTGATGATGACAGCAAGCATGTTGCTTGCTTTTCCGATTGCTTTTGACAACAAAAACGGTTGGAAAGTTGACGCTGATGGAAATCTTGAAAAAGATGACAAAGGCGACCCGATTTATATTGCGGGCGATGGAAAAGAACAAAGCGTTGCCGGTGATACTATCAGCCGGTTGAACGGTGAAGCGAAAACACACCGTGAAGCGAAAGAAGCGGCTGAAGCGAAACTTGAAAAATACAAAGACCTTGATCCGGTCAAGGCGGCTGAAGCAATCGAAACGTTGAAAAACATTGATCAAAAGAAATTGATTGATGCCGGTGAAGTTGAAAAAGTTCGTGAAGAAATCAGCAAAGGTTTCGCCGCGCAAATGGCTGAAAAAGATAAAGCCATTGAAAGCTTGACCGGAAACTTGAACGGTATGACATTGCAAACCGCTTTTGGTTCGTCCGAATTCGTGAAAAACAAGATCGGTGTTCCGGCTGAAATGTTCCAGGCAACGTTTGCCAAGAACTTTAAGGTTGAAAACGGTAAGGTTATTCCATATGACCAAACCGGAAATAAAGTGTATTCAAAGAAAAACATGGGTGAAGTTGCCGGTGTTGATGAAGCACTTGAAATCATGGTTGATGCTTACCCTTACAAAGACAGCATTTTGAAAGCTGATGATCAAAGCGGTTCGGGTAATGAAGGCGGCGGCGGTGGTCGCGGTTCTGGTCGGACAATCAAGCTTGCAGATTTCAACAAGCTTTCGCCCGCGCAACAGTCTGAAACGGCGGCGCTTGCTGGCAAGGGTGAAGTCAACATTGTGGATTGATCGGGCGTAAAACCCTGGTTGATAGGAACCGCCCGCGCTGTTTTTGGGGTTTTCCAGCGCGGGCGGTTTTTTATTTTTTTTTAACCGTTTGCACCATGTAACATCATGCTTTCGGAAACTTCATCACATTCACCGTAATGTTCATCAAATGCGGCTTTTGTCATATGGCGGCGATTATATTCAATAAACGCATCACTGGTCGCGCTGAAAATTGTTCCGCGCGTTACATGACCGTCACGGTGATAAACAATTGCGCCACATTCTGAAAGTGTCAAATCATTATTCCGGTCAAAGGTTTCACCAGGTTTAGGTTTAACATTGGGAATGCCAAATTTTACATCATAGCGTTCCGCATAACCGTTTGCTGATTTTTGCATTTTATCAACTCCATCTGTTTGGGTTTCGTTAACTTGAACATAGCGATGAACGTTGCGATGGTCAAGAACTTTCAAAAGAACCAACCCTTTTTTATTTTCGTATTCTTCAACATTTCCTAATTCGTAATTTTTTAAAAGTTCCGTTGATTGTTCTAGTTGTGTAAACATTATGCTTCCTTTCGCGTTGCTGTTATTTTATTTGCAGGACGTGCAATGTAAGTTGCCTTACGGTTATCATATTTTGAAAGCCAATGTGATTTAACCGTTGCTTTCACTTTCACGGTTGTTCCAGTCTTTCCGATGATTTTGGAACCTTTGTAAACAATAGGGTTCATGTTTTCATCGCGCATATAATGCGTATGTTCTGAACCATAAACACCAACTTCAGAAAAGATTGCGCAAATCCGCAATTCAAAGTTTTGACGATTTTTCACTTCACCAATAAAATCGGTGGTTGCGTCAAAATCAGCCTGTTGACGTTTTGCGATTTCACGTGCGGCGCTAATTTGCGCCTTTGTTCCTTCAAAAATTATTTCCTTACCCGTTGAAGATTCAACAGCAAACATACGCGAAAGTGAACCACCACGCATGGCTTCATCAGTTTCAGGCAAATATTCACCACCACGATAAATTTCACCGGTCAATTCGCAAACATAACCATCACAAGGCGAATGGGCGCGACCATTGGCGTCAATGGTGCAACCTGGATAAATTTCACGCAAGATGGTTTCAACATCGCGCGGCGCTTTGTTGTCAATCACGGTGATAATTTCAGCGGTGTTGGTGATAATATACATGGTGGGAACCTTTCAGTTTGCGTTGCTGTTAAAATGATCTTAGCGATGAACATTGCGATGGTCAAGCGATTATTTCTGCTGTTGTGTCAAAAGTTCCAAGCGGTGTTTTAATCACGGTTTCACTTGAACAAGTTCCCCAAGCCATGAACCAGGCTTTAGCGTCGATTTCATATGCGTGATTTCTAACCGGTTCAACCATCGCCAACGCGCGTGAATGATTTTCAAATGGTCCTGCAATGATGTATTTTTTAGAACCGTCAATTGCTGAAACATAAAAATTTTTCATTTCAAAGAACCTTAAACATATCGCGTGAAACGCTAAATTCCAAACCTTCAAGATAAAAAGCGTTTTTATATTTTTCATCGCGGGCGGTGATGGTGTAAGTTTCACCATTGGTGAACAGTTGAACAGATGCACCAACGCGGGCGGATTTGTTACGCGGCTTGCGCGGTGCTTTGGTTTTCTTACCACCAAGGATCATGTTCAAGGTTTGTGCATCGGTTGTCATTGGTTCGTTTCCTTATTTGTTAATCTAGTTATAGCGATGAACATTGCGATGGTCAAGAACTAAATCACAAAAAACGCGAAAGCTGTTGACCGTCCAGTTCAATCAATGTAAATTCCTAACAATGCTGGAAATTGGATGATTGAAGGCGCCTCAGGTTGGATGACCTAAAACAACTTTAACATTTTCATAGGAGCGCAAAAAAATGCGTAAATCTTTCCTTGCGGCTTCAACCGCTATCCTTGCCGCACCGGCAACGGTTCACCAATCTGCATACGCAAACACGTTGACCGGTCTTATTCCCGATCTTTACGCGGCTGTTGATGTTGTTTCGCGTGAACTTGTTGGTTTCATTCCATCGGCAACCCGCGCGCCTGGTGCCGAACGCGCCGCGCTTGGTCAAAGTGTTTCTTATCATGTTGCTGGTGCTGCAACCGCACATGACATTGCGCCCGCAATGACCATTCCCGAACCCGATGATCAAACCGTTGGTGCGTCTTTCATGGCAATTACCAAATCGCGCGGTTCCAGCTTTGGTTTCACCGGTGAAGAACAACGCGGTCTGAATTCCGGCCCTGGTTATCTTTCTGTTCAGGCGGATATGATTGCGCAAGCTTTGCGTGTTCTGACAAATGAAATTGAAGCCGATCTTGCCGTTGCTGCAACCGCTGCTGCATCGCGGGCATACGGAACAGCCGGAACAATACCGTTTGCAACCAATCTTGGCGATACCGCCCAAATCCGCAAAATCCTTGATGACAACGGTGCGCCCGCAACTGGTCGTTCGCTTGTCATGAACACTTCAGCGGGTGCAGCGGTTCGGACGCTCACACAATTGACCAAGGCGAATGAAGCCGGAACAACCATGACTTTGCGTCAAGGCGAATTGATGGACGTTCACAACATTTCGCTGAAAGAAAGCGGTCAAGCGGTTCTTCACACCGCCGGAACGGGCGCATCTGCAACAACCAACACCGCCGGTTATGCAAAGGGCGCAACGGTGATCACCCTTGCCAGTGCCGGAACCGGAACGGTTATTGCCGGTGATGTTGTTTCTTTCGCGGGCGATGCGAACAAATACCTGGTTGTTGCTGGTGACACCGATGTTTCAGGCGGTGGCACGATCACCCTTGCCGCACCTGGCTTGCGTCAAGCGTTGCCTGGTTCGGCTGTTGCGATCACCCTTGCGGCTGATTATACGGCAAGCGTTGCCTTCAGCCAAGATGCGCTTCACTTGGTTACACGCCAACCGGCGCTGCCGCAAGAAGGTGATGCGGCGCTTGCTCGCATGATGATCACTGATCCGCGTTCGGGTCTTGTGTTTGAAGTTGCGATGTATCCAGGTTATCGCAAAATGAAAGCTGAAGTTTCGATTGCTTGGGGTATCAAAGCAACCAAGTCGGAACACACCGCATTGCTGTTGGGCTAATCCTTTAGCATTAACCAGGGCGGGTGTAACAACCCGCCCTATTTTTCATGAAGGAAACCCCATGAATTCCAAACTTCCAACCATTGCCATTCAAACAGAAAATGGCCCTGTTCTGATCAATGCAACTGATTATGACACTAAATTTCATGAAACTGTTGATGGTGCTGAACCCACAACCGAAACAGCCGTTAAACCCGCTGAACCGGTGAAAATGCTGGTTTCAAAAGAGGGTCGCAAACACTTCATTGTTGGTGAAGATGGAAAGAAAATTTCCGCTGAAGGCATTGAAGAAAAAGGTTATGGTTCTGAAGCTGATGCTTGGTCGGCAATCATGGCGTTGAACACAACCGCCTGATTTTCTGAATTGATTGAACCGCCCGCGCTTGATTGTTGCGGGCGGTTTTTTATTTTCCGCGTGTTTCGCGCTTGATCAACCTAACGAATACGGCAGCTTCAACCAGTGTTTCCGGCGGTTGATCACCGTCGAAATATTTGTTTTTCAGATACTCGCGACATGAATTGATTGCAATTTTTTCAGGATTTGCTTCACGATATTTACGTCCATATTCAGCAAGTTTTTCACGATTTGCTTCTTGATATTTACGTCCATATTCAGCAATTTTTTCAGGATTTGCTTCACGATATTTTCTATTTCTTTCAGCAATCTTTTCACGATTTGCTTTAAAATATTCATGCTTGCAATTTTTACAACTGGTTTGCAATCCGTCATTATTATCTTTACACTTGTGAAAATCAGCGAAAGGTTTGACAACTCCGCATTTTGAACATTGCTTTTCCATGACTGAACCTTTCGCTGATCTGATGTTTTATTTTTCGTCAAGAAACGGAATGGACGGGATTTCATTCCGCTGTTTGTAATATTGAACCTGTGTTGATGCTGATTGGATCATGCGCCCGCTGATGTTCGCAAGAGTGCTTGCGGTTTGCGGTTTCATAGTTCCGGCTCTCACTTGACTGAAAACTTTTGACATTTCGTCGCGCAATTCTTTGGAGTTTTTCATCGTCTCATTCCTTTGGTTGGGTTTGTGTTCGTAACATTAGAATAGCGATGAACATTCAGATGGTCAAGAACTATTTGCAAAATAATGTCATCACCTGTAATCTGGTCCAAACAAACAAGGATTGATGAAATGCCTGATTTTTACGGAACGGCAACGGCGTTCACCGCCTATCATGGCGCGCGTGACAACACGGTTCCGGCTGATGCTGAAATTGAAGTTGCGCTTTTGGTGGCGTCCGAATGGATTGATGCGCGTTACCGATCACAGTTCCAGGGATGGAAAACAGCCGAACGCGAACAGTTGCGCGAATGGCCGCGCCGTGGTCATGTTGATTATTATGGTTATTTGATTGAAGATGATCAAATTCCGCGTGAAATTGAAAATGCAGTTTATGAAATCGCCTTGCGGCATTTGAATTCACCTGGTGTTCTTTCGATTGATTACACGCCAAGCGTTTATGATACTGTTTCGGTTGATGGTGCGGTTTCTGCAAAGTTCGCAAAATTCGGTTCAGCTTCAGAAATTCAAACGCAATTCAAAACTGTTGCTGAAATTCTTTCGGGTTTGCTGTCTGCAAAAGGTTCATCTGGAAATTTAACCGGTTCATCAGTTCGCACATAAGAAAACCGCCCGCATCAATTAAGTTGCGGGCGGTCACATGAACAGTTCGAACCTAGTTCATTCTTATTTGTCGCGGAACACGCGAACAGATGCACCATCAGGGTCTTTTTTCGGGTCACAACTGGAAGCAAAGAAATGCTTATCAACGTTCATCACCGGCTTGTCAGTTGGAACCTGGGTAACAGTTCCATCAGCACCTTTCAGGTCTTTCATTTCAAAAACAGTGTTGCCGTTTTCATCTTGCTTTTCGGCGCGATGTTTGCGGTTCTGGTTGGAAATGATGGAAGCCATGCCAGCGGCGGTTTTGTTGGTGACACCAAACGATTGACCAACTTCAAGTTTTTCAAACGGGTAAAGAGATTTGGAACCGCGCTTGCTGACTTTCTTGGGCATTTCAACTTCACCGGTGATGGTTGTCAGTTCGGGCGCAATGCGCTTGGTTGTTTCGGCTTTCGCGGCAACGGGTGCGGCGGGTGCCTTGGGTGCAATGGGCTTGGTTGTTTCAGCTTTCGCGGCAACGGGTGCGGCGGGTGCCTTGGGTGCAATGGGCGGTGCTTTGGGTGCTTCGGGTGCTTTTGCCATTGTTCTTTTCCTTTTCAGAGTTGGTTTTCAGGGTTACGTTTTCGATAGAACCGTGATACCTGTTGTGAAACATGCGGTCAACCGTCAAAATGAAGAAAAGGAAAGAAAATGTCTTTTTACGATGATATGCAAGCGGTTGCCGCAAACATTCTTAAAGATTTCAAACAAGGTGTTATAAAGTATGTTGACATTACACCAGGAACCGGCCCTGATGATGAACCTGGTGATCCAACTGAAACATTTTTCACGTTAGACGCGGCGGCGCGCGGTGTTAAATTTAAGTACGTCCAGAATGGTCTTGCTGTTGCCGGTGATCTTCAAGTTACCGCATCTGTTCCGGCAACAAATGAAGCGGGCGCGGTTGTATCACTCACGCCAAACATGAACGGTTTCATTGAAGTTGATGACGAACGTTATAAAATTGTTCAAATTTTACCAAAACCTTCAGCCGGAACAACTGTTGCGTTTGTTTTCATTGTAAGGAACTAATTCATGGCCCGTAAAAAATCGTTTGAACAACTGTTTGAAGAATTGGTTGAACGTTTCATTCCAGAAATCGCCAATGCCTTCAGGGCTGGAATTGCTGATGTTGTTGATCGGGCGATTTTGCGCGATGTTGTGCGCGCGATTGAACTAGGTGATGCGGAACGCGCCTTTAAGGTGTTAGGCTATTCTGAAGCCGCTATGCGCCCGCTCACCGCAAGCCTGGAACGCGCCTTTGAAGCGGGCGGTGTGACCGTGGGTCAAACGTTTCCGCGCCGCCTGGTGACACCTTCAGGGCCAACCGTTTACCGCTTTGATGTTCGGAACAGCCGCGCGGAAAAATGGTTGCGTGAAACGTCTGCAAGCATGGTCACAAACATCGGTGAAGGAACCCGCGTTTCAGTTCGTAATGTGATTTCTGAAGGTGTTCGGGATGGGCGCAACCCGCGAAACATTGCGCTTGATATTGTTGGACGGGTGAACAGAAAAACCGGTTTGCGTGAAGGTGGAATTGTTGGTTTGAATTCATCGCAAGAACGCGCGGTTGCAGCGATGCGGCGCGATCTTGAAAACCTTGATCCGAATTATTTCACCAGAACGCGCCGCGCAACCAGGTTTGATGACATTATTCAAGAAATGTTTGATGGTGGAAAAGTTGATGCTGAAACCATCAATAAAATGACCGGTCAATATAAAAACAATCTTTTACAATTGCGCGGTGAAACGATTGCGCGCGATGGTGCAATTGAAGCGTTGAACCGTTCTGAATATGAAGCGTTGAAACAGGCGCAAGAATTAGGTGCAATGGGAAAAAATGGCGTCACGCGCGCTTGGGATAGTTCCGGCCCTGATGGGCGCACCCGTCCAAGTCATTTGGCGATGGATGGAACAATTGTGGGTTTGGATGAACCGTTTGTTTTTCCAAACGGTGTTACAATGATGCACCCGCAAGACCGATCACTTGCGGGTGCAAACAATGCAAAAGACTTGGCAAAAGAAATAATCAATTGCCGTTGTCGCGTTCGCACTATTGTTGATTGGCTTTCTGATCTTGATTAAAGAAAACCGAATGTGTCAAAGGAAAGTTTTGCGCTGAAAGTTCATGCAAGCTTTTTGCAACTTCAGTTGCTTCAAGTTGCGTTCCATGCCCTGCCCTAAGATCAATTGCAAAAAGCCAATCACGCAAATTACCGTTGAAATACATTTTTGTTGGCGTCATGCCTTCAGGTAAAATATTGCGCGCAAGTTCTTTTGCAAGCTTTCGTTTCATTGCTTCTTTATACCGCAATGAAACAAGTTCTGAAATTTCGGTTTGAACATCATTCCACCAACCGATAAGTTCTTGATCATCGGTTTGATTTGATGCTTGGCGGTTTGTTTCATGCTGCAACCGCGCTTCAGTGAAAACAAAGTTTCCAAGCTTTCCAGGTTCTTCATAACGTTGCGAAAATTCTTGCGGGCGCGGATTATGGCGCAACCATTGCCGCCCGATGGTTCGCGTTGTGTTTATTTCAACACACATGCTAACCATTTCAAACGGCGACCAATGTTTATTTTTGATCAAATATGAAATCAATGTTCCTGGTTCTTTCGATTGGTTTTCAGGGTTGGAAACGCGGGCGATGTAACAAAGAAGTTCTTCAGCGTCCGGTGTTACCCATATCAGTTTTGCATCATGCATTTTTTCTTTTCAAATCCTTATGATGTGTTATAGTTCGGAAAAATCTTAACAGATGACCAACGCAAAGACAAGATGGAATTTCACAACATGGTCAAGAAATTTTCAGCGCAAGTTGGTGACATAGTTTCAAAAACTGAAAAACGATTGATTGCACTTGCGCGGCAATCAACTCAAGAACTTGTTGACCAGGCACAAACACCAGTTGCGAAAGGTGGAAAGATGCGGGTTGATACCGGTTTCTTGCGGGCGTCTGGTCAAATGTCATTGAACGGAATGCCAACCGGCCCTGTTCGCCCTGATACCGATCAAGAACAATACAGTTGGCAACAAACAACCGTGATCACAACACTTGCGAAATTGAAACTAGGTGGCGCGGCGTTCTTTGGTTGGACGGCGAATTATGCGAAATATCGTGAAGCGTATGATGGTTTTCTTGAAACAGCCGTTCAAAATTGGCCCGCGATTGTTGACAAAGTAACAAATCAAATAAAATCAAGGGTTAAATAAATGTCTAATGAACTGGTAATTAGAACTTTTCAAGACGCGGTTAAAGAAGCTGTTGCAGATAGCAACACACCAACATTGCCGATCAAGTTCAAAGGGCGAACATTCAAACCGCCAAAAGATCAACAATATGTTGAAATTGTTTTTATTCCAAACAATCCAGATGGTTTATTTTGGGGTTCTGAAAAACTGTATCAGGGAATTTTTCGTTTAATTTTTCATTGGCCTAACGATGACAAAGGAATTTATGAACCTTTAGATGTAATTGAAAGCATATCTTCATATTTTACAAAACAAAGAAAGCTTTTATATTTCACAACATCAACTTGGGATAATGGGCAAATTTGGGATAATGGGCAAATTTGGTTGAATGATGTTGGGTTTGACGTTTTTGCGCTGAACATATATGAAGAACCTAAATTATTGAGTGATATTGAGGCTGGTAAAGAAACGCTTTACCCTGTATCAATGGCTTACCGTAGTTTTCGCCCATGACTGAAAAGGAACAAGGCAATGAAACGATTTCTAACCATGACACCAACCCTTTTGACAATGGGCGTTCAACCGGCCCTGGCGTTCGCCAACACCAATGCGGCAGCAACGCTTTGGATTGGTGTAATTACCGCTGATGACGGTGAAGTTCCGCTTGCTGAAGATGCCGATCTTGATCTTGCCGGATATGAAGCACTGTTTTGGACGCAAATCAAAGCGGTTGGTTCGCATGGTGAAGTTGGCCCGTCCACAAATATTCTTTCTTATGACACTTGGGATACAAGCGTTATTCAGAAAGCAAAAGGGATGACTGATGCCGGTTCGCCTGAAATTGAACTTGCGCGTTTGCCCGCTGATCCTGGTCAAATTGCTTTGCGCGCTGCATCGCTTTTGAACAACAAATTTGCGTTCAAAATTGTTCGCAATGATGCGCCCGCTGGCGGAACGCCAACCATCATTTACAACCGTGGTTTGGTCACTGGTCCGCGCCGCCCGATGGGCCGGAATGAAGATTTTGATCTTGAAATCTTTACGCTTGGTTTGCAGCAACTTGAAATTGTTGATGACGCTGCATCGGCGTAAAAAAATCGAAACCCCAAACTGAAGAAAGAAACCCCAAAATGAACGATATTACAAACATCGCACCAAAAGAACAAACGATTGAAATTCTTCATCCAAGTTCTGATGAACCGGTTGGAATTCGCGTTTCGCTAATGTCACCAGATGATCCGCGCATGAAAACCATCAAACGCAAGATCACCGATTTCAATTTGCAAAAGCAAAAGCGCGGCAAAGTGATGAAAGCGATTGAAGTTGAAGATAACGAAATTGCTTTGATCGGCGCAACCTTGACCGGTTGGGAATGGTACGGCGATGATGTTTCATTTAAAGGCGAAAAGCCTGAATTCAATCCGAAAAACGTTGTGGCTGTTCTGAAAGAAATCACATGGTTCAAAAAGCAATTGACCGATGAACTTGATGATACCAAGGGTTTTTTTTAGACCTATCGCAAGAACTTTGTGAAGCAATTCGCGTTCGCGTCCGGTATGATACCAAAGATGAAAACGGTAAAACCAGGCGCGAACGCAATGAAGATTTTGATCAAGATGATCTAACACCAGAAATAAATATTCCAGAACACGGCGAATATTTATTTGAATGGTATTTTGAACTTTCAAACAAATTATTGCGCGTTTCAGATGGGGTTTGTTTACCAATTCCACCATCTGAATTCTTGGCTTGGGTGACATTAACGGGAAATGTTGTGCGCCCGTCCGAATATGATATACTGTCGGAAATGGATCAAGCCTTTTGCGCCGAAATGAATTCTGAATTGAAAGATTTTCAAGATCGGCAAAAAGACAAGGCAAATAAAAAGTAAAGGCGCGGGCAAAAATGGTTGATATTGCTGAAGTTGGTTTTCGCGCTGATACCGATGATCTTGACCGCGCAAATAAAAAACTGAAAGATTTAAGACCTTCAGCCGAACGGGTTGAAGGTGCTGCTGATGATCTAAACAGAACAATGACAAGAACAAACAGCGTTCTTGGTCGCGTTGCAAATGGTGCAACAACAACAACATCTGTTTTCGGTCGGCTTTCAAATGGTGCAAGAACTTTAACATCTGGTTTAATGGGAATTGCAACCGGTGTTATTGCCGGTTTTGCATTTGAAAGCATGATTTCCGGCGCGCGGGAATTGTCTGCATCGCTTTCGGAACTTGCAACCCTGTTACCGGCTGGATCTGCTGAACTGGACGCCATGCGTGAAGCCGCAAGGGCTATGGCTGATGAATTCGGCACAAGTGCAGCATTCCAGATTAAAGCGTTCTATGGGGCTGTTTCAGCGGGTGCAACCGATGCGGCGGCGGCGATTGATATTGTTGACACCGCGAACAAGCTTGCGATTGGTGGCATAACTGATGTTGGAACCGGTGTTGATATTCTGACAACCGCAACCAATGCATATGCGTCAACCGGATTGCTTGCGGCTGATGCATCTGATGCTTTGTTTACAGGTATGCGCGCCGGTAAAACAACGGTTGGTGAACTTGCTTCAGGTCTTGGCAACGTTATTCCAATCGCGGCTTCACTTGGTGTTGAATTTGATGAACTGGTTGCAGCAACAGCGGCGCTAACGCTTCAAGGTTTGTCAACTGCAACAGCAATCACAAGTTTGCGCGCAATTCTTTCAGCGGTTGCTGGTGCAAATGGTGCATCGGCGGCGGGCAAAGTGGCTAAGGATTTGGGAATTGATTTTTCAACAGCCGGTTTGCGCGCAAAAGGTCTTGCCGGTTTCCTTGCTGATGTAATTGAAAAAACCGATGGTTCAGCCGATAAACTTTCTGTTTTGTTCGGTTCAGTTGAAGCATTGAACGCGGCGCTTGCTTTTGCTGGTTCGGGTGGTGATGCCTTTAATAACATTCTTGAAGATATGGGAAACAAGGCGGGTGCAACCGATGCGGCGCTTACAACCGTTCAACAAGGTCTTGATCAACGTTGGGGTTTGTTGCTGCAAAAATTAACAAACCTTTCAATTGATTTCGGTTATGCGTTGCTTTCGGTGATTGTTCCAGCCGGTGAAGTGGTTGCGAAAGTCTTTGAACTTGCGGCTGATAACGCTGATGTTTTCGCAATCGCGCTTGGCGTCCTGG